TCCTTGCGCGAGTGCTCGATCGCGGCGTCGTTGGTGTCGTTGGCCAGCTCCGGGTCGTCGTCATCGTCGGTGGCCGAGGGCCAGACGATCACGTACGCGTCGCCGAACTCGCCTGTGCGCAGGTGCAGGGACGAGGCCGTCAGGTCCATCAGGTTGTGTTGCCAGATCTCCTGCAGCACCTCGTCGACCTGGTTGTCCGCGCAGGTCAAAGACGCGATCTCCAGGCGGTCGGCCATGGTGTCGACCGGGGTGGAGGCGAGGTTGAAGCGGAACGAAACGCCGGTTCGTTCCAGCGCGCGCCGCAGACGGATGCTGGCGAAGAATTCCGGCATCGTACACTCATAATACATCTCAGCCCTATGATATTCGGGCAATGAGTTTGCCAGCTGCTGCAACCCCACCATGAGGTCGGGGTTGGCGGCGCGCGCCGCTTGACTGGCCACCTATGTACTCCTCTTGTTATACGACTAGGAGCATGGTAGCCAAATCGGACCTTACCGGCGATCACGGGACATCACCGGTCCTGCTGGTTGACAAATAGTCACGTAAGGGCTGATGATGGTCGAGCGGCCCGGTTCCCCGCCGATGCGCCGGGCCGCACCCCGCCGGGGTAGCTCAGCGGCAGAGCAGGACTCTTATAAGGTCCAGCGCGCGGGTTCGATTCCCGTCTCCGGTACACGTCCCGCAGGTCTTATTCCCCGGCCCTGCGGGATGATCCATGTCCGCGTCTTGTGTTGACAGATAGTCACGCACCTTGAGATGATTGACACATAGTCACACGGACCAAGGGAGAGCGCAGATGAACCGGTTCCCGAACCTCGACGCCGTCCGCGAACACCTGCGCAACCCGACCGAGGCCATGTTCAAGGGCGGCCGGGAGGAGCGCGAAAGCCGGACGGTTCAGATCAAGGCCATCGCCGAGAACGAGACTCTGACTCTCAGCCGGGGCGGCCGGCTGGTCTGCTACAAGGACGAGGGCGACTGGCGTGTTGCCGTTCCCGGCGTCGCCCGCCACATCCCGATCCCGTTCATCGACCTGCGCAGCAAGACCAAGGCCCTGCTCTTCGCCCAGCTCCTGGAAGAGGGCATTGACATGCCCTGGGACGAAGACGACGTGGTCGACGCCATGCACGCCTTCCCGGACACGCACGGCGAGTCGCTGCCGTACGCGATCATGCGCATCGTCGCCGGCAACGACAAGCTGGACCCGAAGGGCCTGGTCGCGGCCGAGGTCGAGGCACACGACGCGAGCCGGGCCAAGCAAGAGCGCATCCTCGCCCGGGAGACGGCGGCCGGCTACACGGAGCGGATCAAGGTCTCGCAGATCGAGCCGGGGGACGAGATCTCGTATTCATACTCGGGCAAGCTGCGCTACGGCTGGCACGGTCTGGGGATCGAAACCAAGCCGCACGACTGGGCTAACCTCACGATCCGCGCTCACGTGCTCGACGAGGGCCGGCTGATGACCCGGCACGGCAACAACTACGACGAGTTCATGGACGGGCTGCGGTTCAAGGCGCAGGCCGTGTCCTGGTTCGACGACAACGGTGACGCGACCGGAACTCTGCCCGAGTACGCGATCGTGCCTACGGTCGACTGGTCCGCCCGGGTTCTGCGCAAGCCGAAGGCGGCAATCTGATGGCCGTCCAGTACCAGTGTCCTCACAAGGTAGCGTTCCGGTGCACACGTAACGGCACGCGGAAGCCGGCCAAAGGCAAGTGCCCAGGCTGCGGTGGACTGGTCAGCGAGTCACACGGCGTCTATGCCGCTCTGCCGTGGCGTCAGGACGGCCGGTACAAGGTCGAGCAGGCCGAGCGCGTGTTCCAGGTCGAAGCCGCGGCCCAGAGGTACGTCGACCTGCCCGAGAGCCGGGAGAAGAACCTCTGCGTGCGGTTCCTGTGACTCCGCTGGGGACAAACCCCGCAGGGCTATCTCCCCGGCCCTGCGGGGTCTTGTGTCTGCTCCTTGTCTTGACAAATAGTCACATCCCTTGGAAAGATTGACACATAGTCACACCGATCAGGGGAGATCATCGAGATGGCGACCACGGCACAGCAAACTCCAAATCTGGCCAGCTACGACGTGATCCTCGTCAACTCCAGCGCGGGCAAGGACTCCCAAGCGATGCTCACGCACCTGGTCGAGACCGCCGACGCCCAGGGCATTCCCCGCGACCGGATCATCGTCGTCCACGCCGACCTCGGGCGTGTCGAGTGGGAGGGCACGCGCGAACTCGCCGAGAAGCAGGCCGCCGCGTACGGACTGCGGTTCGAGACCGTGGCCCGCGCTGAGGACCTGCTCGACCAGATCGTCACACGGCACAAGACACTGCGCGCGAAGGGCGACACCACCACACCGGCATGGCCGTCCAGCCAAGCCAGATACTGCACGTCCGACCAGAAGACCAGCCAGGTCGCCAAGCTCATGACGCAACTGGCCGCCGAACACCGCGCCGCGCACCCGGACCGCCCGATCAGGATCCTGAACTGCCTCGGCATCAGGGCCGCCGAGTCGCCTGCGCGCGCCAAGAAGACGCCCTTCGGCCCGGACGCCGCCGCGACGAACGGGCGGCGCACCGTGGACCGGTGGCTGCCCATCTTCGACTGGTCCGACCAGCAGGTCTGGGACACCATCCGCGCCTCGGGGCTATCGCATCACCCGGCCTACGACGCAGGCATGCCGCGCCTGTCGTGCATGTTCTGCGTCCTGGCTGGCCGAAAGGAACTCGTCCTGTCCGCGCGCCTCAATCCGGCCATGGCTCAGGAATACCTGGCGGTCGAGCGCCTGGTTGGCCATACGTTCAAGAAGGATCTGTCAATGGCCGAAATCGTATCCGAGGCGAAATTCTCGTCAGCTGTCATCGCTGCTTAACGATCAAGCGTAGGAGTGCGAGCGGCCCGAGGACTTCGGGCCGCTCGCCTGCTTGCGGCGCAGGAACCGGCACACCGCGCTGCCGACCGCGTCGACCATGTCGTCGTGGCTCGCCTTCGGGAACGCGACCATCTGCTCCTCCAGCGACCCGAGACGCTTGGTGTGCTTGACCCGGCCGCGCTGGTAATGCGCGAGCAGCTCGGCCGCGCGCACCTCTTTCTTCACGCTCTGATCGAAACACTGCAGCTTGACCGGCAAGTGATGCAGGATGTCCAGCCAGAGGTCCTTGCCCTGGTTGTCCTCGACGATGACCAGGCCGATCTCCGGGTACTGCTCCAGCAGCTGCAGGATCTTCGTGCGCAGCGCCGCGCCGGTCAATTTCACCTGCGCCGCATAGCGCACCTCGCACAGGCCGAGGTTGCCGATCACCTGGCGGCGCACCGCCTCGACATCGCCGGCCGGGGCGGAGGAGCGCTGCGCGGGCGGCTGCCAGGCGACGATCGCGAGCCCTGTGTAGTCCGAGTTCTTGCTCGTCGAGACCGCGGGGTCGACGGACAGCAGAACCTTGGTCGCTCCGTCCAGCGCGCCGTAGGTGAAGTCGTCCAGCGTCCAGTAATCGCCGTCGGCGCCGAGCGGCGAGTTGGCGAAGTTCTTCAGGTATGAGCGCGTGTGCCGGATCGCGGTCAGGAACGCCAGCGACCACTTCGCCGGCCAGATCGAGCGCTCCGAGCCGTCGGCTCGGGTCACGATCGGCGCGTAGTAGTGGACGCGGATGTTCTGCTCAGCGATCCAGGACTCCGCCTCCTCCCGCTCCTCGGTCACCGACTTGACCAGCTGATGGATGATCGAGCCGGGCATCGTGACCGTGCCGACGATCACGACCCGGGCATACTCGGACAGCGGGAAGATGACATCGGTAACGGTCTTGAGGCGACCCTCGACCTGGTACTCGGAGTACTTGTCCTCGCCCGGCTCGATGTCGTCGAGCAGCAGCAGGTCCGGGCGCTGACGGCCGACCTTCAGGCCCAGGGAGCTGGTGTCGATGCCCTTGGCGGAGAAGACGAATCCGGACTGGGCGATGTACATGCCCTTGGTGTCCGAGGCGGTCACGCCACGGTTGCGGACGGCCGGCTGGCACAGGGCGGGGAAGTCGTTGCGCAGGTGCCGGTTGTTGTCGAGCTCGTGTTTGAAGGTCTGCAGGTGGGTCTCGGACTGGCCGGAGGAGTCGGAGAAGGCCGCGATGAACTTCTTGTGGCCGTGCGCGGCGGCCCACATGGGCAGGATCAGGAAGAACCAGGTGCTCTTGCCCATCTCGCGGGGCGCGACGTAGGCGTCGCGGTACTGGCGCGGCCGGCTGGACTTCTTGAGCCAGCGCCGGGCCTGGCGGCACCAGTCCAGGTGCGCGTCGGCGAAGGTGACTTTGCCGAGCCACTGCTTTGCAGCGTATCGGGCGACTTCCTCAGAGACGGAAACGTGCTGTTCCCCGAAATCGAGCTCGTCCTCTTCTGGGTAGTGGACGGTGCCACCGGTCGCGTCGCCGACGAGATGGTGGCGGAAGTAGACGATCGCCCAGAGCAGCGGGTCCAGGCGCGTGAGAGTGCGCCGGCCCTCGGCGGTGGCGAGCATCCGCGGATCGAACCGGGCGAGGTAGGCGTCGAGGTCGAAGGTCTCCGCGCTCTGCCCGGCGAGGTAACCGGTTGTGGGCGCGGAGACCTCGGTGCGGGCAGACGGCGGGACGGTGCCGACTGCTGTCACGGTCCTATGATCAGGTATTGATACCTTCGCGCGCCAGTTCCGCGCGCAGGGTCTCGATCGCGGCCTGAGCAGTCTCCTCGTCGCGCGGCATCCCGCACGCAACGCAGAACCGGTGATAGAAGCTGCGCGGGTTCGGCGAGTACAGGTGCGGGTCCTGCTTCGACCCGTGGAAGACGACCGGCGCGTTGTAGACCTTGTCCAGCGCCTCGCACAGACTCGCGTACGTGAGAGATCCGCCGGACGGCGCGGTGCTGTAGTTCGATGCCTGCTCCGTGATGTAACCGGCGAAGAGTTCGTCGAACAGCGCCGCGCCGTCCATGGGTGGCCTTGTGTCAGGCCGCCGAGTCGGTCACCGTGACCGATGCCGGGGTGTTGTCGATGATCGTGACGGTGTCCGAGCCGGAGACGCCGTTCTCGGTCGTGGCCGTCACCGTGACGTCGCCGAGCGGCGCGTTGGCGAGCGTGGCCACGCCCGGGTTGTTCGGGTCGGCCGAGATCGTGCCGGCGGTCGCGGTCCAGCTGACCGGAGTGCCAGGCAGCGCCAGGTTCTCGGCGTTGGCCACGGCCGCCGTGAACTTCGGGCTCGATCCGAGCGGGTAGGTGTTGGACACGCTGTTCTCCTCTGGTGTGACGGTGACGTGCGCCGGGACGAACACCCGGCAGTAATCGAGGTCGCGCTCGATCACGAGCAGTTCGGCCTCAAGTGCGCGCAGTTCGATGTCGAGCTCGCGATACCGATGGCAGTGGGCATGATCGCGGACACGGCTCAGGCGGTCGGTCAGGCTCATCGCTTGCGCACTCCCTTGCGTTCGGGCAGGCTGCGGAACCCGGTCTTCTTCCCGCGCTCGGCGACCACCTGCTCGGCCCACTTGTGCGCGAACGGCTTATGGGTGGCGAACAGGAACCTCCACTGGGCCTTGCTCCTGTCCGGCCCAGGTGATTTGTGGTGTCCGGACCCTGACTTAGCCTTGTCCTCAGCCATCGCTGACGCCCCCTTCCTCCCGGACGATCCGGGCCGATTCCCGGTACGCGGACACAGCCGCCTCACATCGTTCCCGCTCGATTCCGGTCATGGTCGACAGCAACCGCTCCAGCGACTCGGCGATCTTCTCCATTCGCTGGGCCGCATCCTTGGCCACCTGCTGGGCTGCCCACTTGCGCGCTTCGGCCAGTTCGTTCAACCGGGCAAGGGTGGGTGCTGGAACTTCGGTCATCGGACCTCGGCTCCGTCCGCGAGGCGCATCCCGGCCAGTTCCAGGAACTCGGTCAGCCCGATTGCGCTGTACCAGCACTCGCCCTCTTCACAGGGCTCATGAGTGAAGTGGGCAATCAGGACCGGCTCGTTCCCCGGGTCCTCGTACGCCTTCGGACTTTCGGCCGTCTCGACGCTGCCGAGGCCGGACCGGAAGCGCAGGTAGTAGTACTGCCCGGCAGCGTCCCACGCGTCCCATTGACTTGGACATGCGCGGCACGTCTGGACGACCTTGACCAGCGCCGGGACCTCGCGCTCCTCGGATAGGTAACTGGCCCAGAACATCCCAGCCAGTTCACCGACCCGGCCGAGCAGATCCGCCGACCGCTGCACAGACGCGCCGCCAGGCACGTAGTCAGCCGCGTCGTCCTGGGCGAGGAAGGTGAATCCGCCGACTTCGGTCACGCTCGCCAGCTCCCGATGTTCTCGATCTGCGCGATGTCCCGGCTGTTGTCGGCGATGTGGTTAGCGGCGTCGACCACGGACACGAAACCCTTGCGGGTCGGAGACAAGTGGGTGGCCATGGCCAGCACCTTCGGATGGAAGGTGGCCGAGTACAGGTCGCCATGTTGCGGGTCGCGGTAGCCGCTAACGTAGCCGACGATGTTGTCGCCGAGCTTGACGTGGAACTGCCGCGGGTTGTTGGTTCCGTGCACGTCGAAGCGCAGCGAGCTGGGCTGGTTCACGTAGTTCTTGGCGCTGCCGTTGCCGTTCGGCGCGCCCGTGTCCATCGGCCAGCCGGGCAGCGGGGTCTGGTTGTCGAAGCTCATCCGGCACTCAGCCAGATAGTCCGGGCCCGTCGGGCGGTCACCGCGCGCACAGCGCAGTCCATGGCGGCGTCCCACGTCGACCAACCGTCCGCGCCATGGGCCACGACACGTCCCTGGTTCAGGATCGTGACAACCCAGTGACCATCGATCTTCCTGACGGTTGCCCGGACTCTGCTCTGGGCCATGTCACGCCGCCTCGTCCGCGTCGGCCACGGCCCACCCTGTCGTCTGCCGCAGGAGCCCGCCGAATGCCTCCACGACCTCGCGCTCCACGTCCTCGGCGTCGCTACCGTCATACGGCTTGTGAGCGACCTTCAGTCCATTGATATGGACGTTCCACCCACGATAGAAACCGTTCGGCTCGATGCTCACCACAAGGGCCACGGGTCTGGTCATCGGCTCGGCCACGTCACGCCGCCTGGGGAAGGGCGCCGGCCGCGGACTGCGCGCACTGGTGGTCGATCACGGTATGGATCACGTCGAGCATCGTGACCGGCACGACGGTCTCGACCGGAACGGCCCACGTGCCGCCGCAGGCGTCGTGCTCCAGCTCGATCGCGCCGTCCTCGGCTTTCACGATGCGGATCGTGTGCGCCGCGGGGGCGGTCGGCGGGGCGGTTCCGTCGGCCCTGCCTCGTGCCGTCATCCCAGGTTCTCCACTGCGGGCTGCTCGCCGGCCTCGGCGAGGTCGACGTCGAACTCCCGGGCCCAGCCCTGCACACGCAGCAGGACGAAGCCGGGCGGGATCAGCTTGTTCAGGGCCTCGTCGTGGTCCCAGCGCACGGCCTCGACGTCGGTCAGGGTGCCGTCGTTGGCCGCGACGATGTTGGCGAGCAGGTCCGCCATGCCGCGCCGGTAGACCGGCGAGTCGGCGTCCCGCTCGGTGACGATCTGCTGGAAGTAGTAACTCGTGTCAGCCACCAGACACCGTCGCTTGCTCGGACACGATCTCCAGCTCGATGCCGCCGCACAGCACGAGGAGCTGATGACCGGGGAACTGGGCGGCGACCTGCTGGGCGATCTGCTCGGCGTCGTCCGCCATGTCGTCCGGGACGCGCAGCAGGAGCTTGTCTCCCTCGCCCAGGGTGAAGCGCTGCGCCTCGACGAAGCGCAACTCGATCTCAGCCATCGACCATCTCCTGATCGTCGTCTTCGTCGTCCTCGGCGAGGATCTCGGCCTCCTCGGCGGCGGCGCGCGCCTTGGCCTCGCGGATCATCTCCTGCAGCTCCAGGTCGAGCTGGGTGACGGGCGTGATCTCGCCGGAGACGTTCAGCTCCTTCGGCCGCTCGGTGCCGCACAGCACGTCGATGCGCTGCATCACCTGGCCGATCAGCCGGCCGACCTTCTCGATCTCCTCGACCTTGCGGCAGTTCGGCAACATCGCCAAGTAGGCCTTGAGCAGGCGCTCGTACCGGTCCAGTTGCAGGGCGCGCACGTCCTCGCGCAGCTCGGTGGGGATGTACTCGCGCAGCGCGCTGGTGATCCAGACGTTGACGACCGAGGGCGTGGTGCCCAGCTCGTCGGCGATCTCGCGCACGTTGAAGGCGCGGGAGCGCAGCTCCATCGCGTAGCGCTGGCGCGCCTTGAGGTCGTCCGGGTCGGGGAGCGGGTAGGCGACCTCGACGGCGGTCTCAGACACCTGCGGTCACCGCCTGCCGGTGCCGCTTCACCGCGCGCCACACCGCTTGGTACGCGACGCCGGCCTCCTGTGCGATCTGCTTGAAGGTCTGGCCCTGCTCGTTGAGCTGCGACCAGCGCGCGGCGTCGGACGCGTCGTTGCCGTAGTCCAGCGGCGGGGCGGGCTGGTGCACCGCCCTGCCCGCGGTGAAGGCGACGAACTGGCCGTCGACCTTGACCACGGCGGTCAGGCCGAACTCGGCCGCGGTCTTCTCGATCAGCTCGGCGAACTGCTCGGGGGGAAGGTCGAAGTCGCGGCCGGCGCGGTAGAGGTGTGCCTGGCCGTCGAGCAGTTCGTCCCAGCGGTAGTGCATGATACGGACATTGTCGTCAAAATCATGACAATACGTCAATTCCCTCGGCGGGCGGGCAGCCAGTCCTGCAGGTCCCGCTGGTCGAGGTCGACGGGCATTAGCCGGCCGGGGGAGTAGGCGTACCAGTCCTCGCGGTCCCGCCAGATGTCACGGCGCACGCGCAGGCGAACGAACCAGCCGCCGTAGAAGCGGCACCAGCCGGTCACGAGGGCGGGTGCGAAGCCGGAGCCGGTCCAGTAGACGGCAGCGGTGCGCGCGCTGCGGATGCGCTCGGCCGGCAGGCGCGAGACCTCGTCCCGCCCGATCCGGGTCAGCGCCGCCGGAGGTTTCTCGTCCACGTCCGCCAGGATAGAACTATCGTTCGATTAGGGGATGGAGATCCCGGCCGCGCGGGCGACCCTGTGAACCTCGTCCATGGACACCTCGACGCGGCAGCCCATCGCAGACGTGAGCCTCTGATACGTCCCAGACAGTAGGAGCGGAACCTGGACCTGCCCCCAGGGCGTGGGTCCGACGAGCGGTGTCAGGCGCATGATGCGGTCGGCGATGTTCTGGCAGCCGATGGACCACGATCCATTGAGCGCCTCACGGACGGCGGCGTCGAGGTCCGCCCAGAGGTCCGCGAGCTCTTCCTGGACGGCGGTGACGACATCGGACGGGATATCAGAGCGAGGGACGGCAACGGTCATACCGCCCAGTGTCCCGCACCCGTGGCGGAGGTTTCCCTCATCCTCCAGCTCCGAAAGCCAGGGCGCACAGCCACACGGCCGCGCCCGACACGAGTAACAGGCACAGGGTCTCGGCCGCCGCACGCACCGCGCCGCGGTCCCGGGCCCGTGCCGCGCTGATCCCGCCGCCCAGGGCGAGGTAGAGCAGGACGGAGGATGCGAACGCCCATCCTCCGCGCAGCACCAGGTACGGCGTCGCGGGCAGGAAGGTGCCGGCCGCGGTGCCGGCGCCGATCGCCAGCGACGCGCCCAGCCCGTGCTCCGAGTCGCCGAGCCACTGCCCGGCCGCCATCGAGAAGAAGCCGGCCACGGCCAGGCCGAGCGCGGTCTCCACCAGCCGGGAGGGAGTGCCCAGCAACGTGAACATCCCGCCGAGCACGGTTACCGCGCCGTCGAAGGCGCCGAACACCGCGGGCCCGGTCCAGGTGCGGCGCCGGGGAATGCGGAGGTTTTCCGGATCCTCCGTCACTCGTCGTCCTCGGTCAGCTCGTCCGCGGCCCGGATGATGCCGCGCAGCCGGGCGCACTCGTAGTCGAGCAGGCCGAGACGTCGGTAGTGGGGCGGAGCATCGGGCCAGAGTGAGGCAACGGTCGTGTGCGGTGTGCCCTCGTCGTCGAAGTACTGCTGCGCGCACACCACGCCGACTTCGGTGAGCACGCCCTGGGCGAGGTCGTGGACAGCGAGGAAATCGCCGATCGCGCTGCGGAGGTTTTCCGCAGCCTCCTCCGGCGTCACGCCGTGGCCGGCCCGGTCAGGGAGGTGAGCGAGTAGCCCTGGTCCGGCGCCGCGCCCATCGCGTCCTGTCCGTCCCAGCGCACCGTGGGCAGCCGTTCGCCGGAGTGCGGATGATCCAGGTATCCGGTCACGGTGCCGCTCTCGCCGGACTTGGCGTGGGTGACGGGGGAGCCGACCGGCAGCGGCATGTCGGCCGCGGTGTCGTTGGGCCGCTCGTACCAGGCGCCCGAGTTCATCGAGCCCTGGTCGGCGTCGTACATCCGGGACTGGGCGGTGTCCATGTCAAGGAGTGTAGACGCGGACCAGGGCTCGGCTCTACGAACGTTCTGAGTCGGGGAAGTAGCGCACGTCCACGCCCAGGCGCTCCGAGTCCGCAGCGTACTTGCGCTCCATGAAGGCCTTCACGTGCTCGGCGTCGATCAGGCGGGTGCTGCCGCTCCAGTAGTGACGGATCTTCCCCTTGAGTACCAGGTTCCGGATCTTCTGGTAGTCCTCGCATGCCAGCTCCGCGAGTCCCTGCATCGTCTGCGCCCGGTACACACGCTCCGGAGGCCGGGGCACCGCCTCAGTCACGGGCCGCGAACGGGTTGGGGACTGGCTGGCGGGGAGTAGAGGTTACGGCGGAGACGGGAAGAGGCGTCGTCGGCAATGACTTGCGGCCAGCCGCGGTGCGCTTGTCGTGGACAAGACGGAGTCCTTCGGCAATCAGCTCGGATACCGAGCGGCCGGTGTGTTCGGCCAGTTCCTCGGTGTCCTCCCAGAGCCGCATGTCGCCGGCCCTGACGTAGATGGTCTTGTTCGGCATACGGGCAGCGTATACGGACATGACCGGTCATGTCTCGTTACTAAACGGTAGCTAAACCAAGGGCTGGTTCCGGCGATTCGGGAGGATAAGGGATGAATACGTGAGTAAGCCCTACCCGCTCTTAGTGGGTCGCGCGGCTATGCGTACACGTACCCTCTCGCGCACCCACATCCGTATACGTATGGGTCGGTGACCCACTGGCGTAAGGAGTGGGGGAAGTATCCTCCTCCGTTCTTTCATCCCGAATCGGCGCTCGGTTGCCGGAACCGGCGCTATGTTACTCACCAGTAAGTAATTGGCCAATAACGTGACTATTTGTCTTGACGGATAGTCACACGGATGAGACGCTGGTCGCACCAACCCCTCACCTGCCTGAAGGAGGCCGGCGTGTCCCCGATGCCCGTGGAAGAGGCCGTGCACGCGATCGTCACGGGGGATCACCCCGAGGGCGGCGCCAACGACCCGAGGTTCGACCTGAGTGTCATCGACCTGCTGCAGTGCGGTCAGCTGGAGGCGGTGCGCTCGCAGGACGGCGCGATCTGCCTGCAGCTGACCGACGAGGGCCGCAACGCCCTCACGATCCTGTCGTTCATCGACACCCCGGACGAGCAGTGATGGCCGGCGCACTACTGGAGGATTCCGTATCCTCCGCCCCCGACTGCGGCCACGCCGTATACGACGAGGCGTTCCACGAGCTGTTGCGTGCCGTGATCGAGGTGCTGCGGTTCTCGATCGCGCCGGTCGACACCCGGGACCTGGGTGTGAAGCAGGTGGGCGCCGGCCACCGGATGGCGGTCGCCGCCCGCGACTTCGCCCTCAGCGTGGACACCCTGCCCGAATCCGAGCGCCCGATCGGCTGGAAGCCGCTCGTGCCGGGCGAGAAACTGCAGGCCGCGCTGGTGCAGTTGCGGGACGAGGCGCGCGAGATGGGCGACGGCCTCTACCCGGACGCCGTGCGCTTCGGCCTGTCCAAGGCGATCGCCGCGGTGAAGCTCGCGATCCGGGGAGGAACTCCCGAATCCTCCGCCTCCCCCGGAACCGGCTCTCGGTTTTCCGTCTGCGCAGGTGAGGGCTGATGCTCAAGTTCCATGTCTGCGTGACCCTCGCGTGCGACGCATGCGGTCGGTCTTTCGAGGGCGGTACCGACCTCACGATCCATTACCCGGACGGCGCCACGGCAGCTGAGGAAGCCGCCCTCTACGACTGGTTCGCCACCGACGCGGGCAACGCGCTGTGCGGCTCGGTGACCGGCCGGCACGACGCCGTGGCGCGGGAGCTGCTGCCGAAGTTGGGCGAGGAGGACCGCGGGGAACTGCGCCGCGTCTACCCGCACCTGTTTGACGACACGGAGGATTCGCAAACCTCCGTTCCCGAAACCGGCTCTCGGTTTGGCGAAGAAGCAGGTGAGAGCCGATGAACGAGTCCACCGCCCTCGGCCAGGCGACCGCCGACCTGCTGCGCGCCGTCGCCCGGTTCCAGTTGGCCCAGCTCGGCGACGAGACCTACGGCACGGCATTCACGTCAAGGGACCTGCTCGCCTGCTCTGCCCGGAACCTGGCGATCCAAGTCGACCGGCTGCCGCGCGACCAGCGCCCGCTCGGCTGGTGGCCGCTGGTCAGCCACCGGGAGCTCGCCGAGGTCCTGCTGATGCGCCTGCGCCAGAAGGAACAGCAGCTCGAATCCTCCCAGCAGATCTCGTCCCTTCAGGAAGCTCAGGGCATCCGCTGTGCCGTGCTCCTGATCGAGGGAGCCTTCGGCTTCTCCTCCTCGAAGGATTCCAAATCCTCCGCCTCCGGACACGTCTCGTCGTACGAAGAGCTGCAGGTCGCCGTATACCGCGACGTCCTGTCGAAGATCCGGGTCCGGGTGATGCAGGTCTGCGACTTCGACTCCACCGAATCGGCCGCTCCGCAGGACGAGGCCTTCGCCCGCGAGATGGACGAGCTGAACACCTATGTCCGTGAACTGACAGACGGGATGGAGCTGTGACCCTTCTTCTGAACCGCGAGGCGACGACCCTGTCGGACGCCCGGCGCACCGTGGCCGTCGGCTTCCCGCCCGAGATCGCCGACAACGCCGCGCTGGTCCTCTCCGAGCTGGTGACCAACGCGTTGCTCTACACCGTGCCCGGCGACGTCCGGGTGATCGCGCAGCGCGACCGCAGGTGCGCCAGGTTGATCATCGCCGACCCCGGCCGTGCGCCGGACTACGTGGAGACTCGCCCGGACGACGAGCACGGCTTCGGCATGGACCTGGTCGACGAACTGTCCGACCGCACGGGAGAGTGGCTGACCCCGACCGGCCACCACGTCGTCTGGGCTGCGTGGGACCTGCGATGACCGAGAACCGAGAGCCGGCTGCGGTGACGGGGGTTTTCTGTTTCCTCCGCACGAGCGCCGTGGCGAAGGCCGTGCAGTGGGACGGATTCAACCTGCCCGCGATGGAGGCGTTGCTCGGCCCGCATTTCGACTACAACGTCGGCGACAACGGAGTCTTCGACGCCTCGGTGCTCACCTCCGCCCACCACGCCTGGCAGGAGGTCTATCCCGGCGACTGGGCAGTGGTCGAGGGCGAGCGGATCGCCGTCTGCGACCCCGCCGAGTTCGCCGAGCAGTTCGTCGCCGGGAAACCGTCCTATGAGTGGCGCGTGAGCACCGGCGGTGTCGTCTGGCCGATGCGGGACGAGGCCGGCTGCCGTGACTTCGGCCGCAAACGCGCGGCACAGGGTCACCAGGTGACGTTGGAGCGTTCCCTGCTCGGTGCGTGGGAGGTCATGGACCTGTGACCGTCCTGGATCAGAAACGAGGACCGGTTCCGGCGACGAAGGATTCCGTTTCCTCCGCCCCGGGCCGGGAGCACGGGTACGCGAAGTACAAACTGGAGGGCTGTCACTGCTACCCGTGCTGTCTCGCGGCGAGCGTCTACAACGCGAAGCGGGAGCGAGGGATCGCCTACGGCACCTGGCAGCCGTTCGTCGATGCGCAGCCGGTGCGCGAGCACGTCCTGGCGCTGCGCGCGGCGGGACTCGGCCGCCGCAGGCTCCACATCCTGTCCGGTGTCCCGGAGAGGACGATCGAACAGCTGATCAACGGCAAGTCGGGCAGGCAGCCGCCGAAGAAGGTCCGCGTCGCCACGGCCGAGGCGCTGCTCGCGGTGAAGCTGAGTGCCGAGCCGGCCGATCACGCGCCGGTCGATGCGACAGGGTTCCAGCGACGGATGCACGCCCTGGTCGCCCGCGGTTTCCCGGGAGCCTTCCTCGCCCACAGGTTCGGGATGACGACCGCGAACTTCTGGGACCGGTTGGACCGGGGCCAGGTGTGGGCGGTGACCGCGCGCCGCGGCCGGGAGGTCTACGACGAGTTGTGGAACCAGGACCCGCTGAAACTCGGTGTCTCGCCGCACTCGCGCAACCGGGCGCGGAACTTCGCTCTCGCCCACGGCTGGCCGGGCCCGCTCGCCTGGGACGACGAGAGCATCGACGACCCGAAGGCACGCCCCCGAGGTGTCGAGAGGAGGGCGGCGTGAACGGGAACTTCTACCGCGGTCTCGTACTCGCGCTGACGGCGGCGCTGCTGTTCTGGATCGGTGTGATGTTCCTCGTCAAGGAGCTGACGTGACGGCGCTGATCCGCTCGCTGACGGCGAGCCAGGTGGCCGAGGCGCTGTTCGTGAGCCAGGCCACGGTCGGCAGGTACGCGGTCGCCGGCCGGATCCCGTTCGACACGACGCCCGGCGGCCACCGCCGCTACAACCTGGCCGAGGTGCGCTCCGCGCTGCGGCGCGAGTCGACGAGGCCGGAACTGGACCCGGACGTGCTGCTGACCGATCTGCGCGCACTGACCAAGGCCGTGGCCCATCTGACGGCCCGTATCGAGATGTTCGTCCAGCAATCGAGAGCGAAGGAGGAGGCATGACCGGGATCACGCTGAATATCGACTTCAAGGATATCGACCTGGGGATGGAAATCGGCCGGGTCATCGACGAGGAAGGGGACGTCGTCGGGGAGAGCACGCTAGCCGGCGCGGTGGTGCAGAAGCTGGCGGCCGAGGCGTCGCGTCAGTACAAGACCGAGTTGGCACAGCGCGTGCGCGAGATCCGGGACGAAGAGATCCGGCTGGCCATCGCCCCCGAGATCGCGCTGGCGTTGGGTGAGCCGTTCCGGCGCACCAACGGATACGGGGAGCCGAAGGGCGAGCCGGTGACGATGCGCGAGTACATCGTCGACGTCGTCCAGTCGTGGATGAACGAGCGCGACAAGTACAACCACGACAAGGGCACGAACATCGAGCGGCTGGTGCGCAAACTGGTCGAGGAGGCTTTCAAGGCCGAGATCGCCGCGGCGGTGAAGTCGGCTCGCGAGGCCGTGACCAAGCAGATCGGCGAGTCGTTCGGCAACGCCGTGACTGACGCCGTGCGCACCGGACTGCGGGCGAGTATCTGATGGGTGAGGAGTACGACGCCGCTGAGGACGCCTTTCTGGCTGGCGAGCATTTCAGACAGCGTCCCGGCGACCAGCCGCTGCCGACTGGCGGCCGGGAGTGCGTCCAGAACCGGTTGATCCAGGCCATCCAGGAGCGCAGGGACCTTGGCGTAGCGCGCTATGGGCAGCCGCTGATGACGCACAACGGGCGCGACGCGCTGCAGGACGCCTGGGAGGAGGCCGTCGACCTGACGGTCTACCTCACCCAGCTGCGGATGGAGGCAGATGACCGGACCGAGGCCACTCAGCTGCTACGGAACTGGCTCGACCTGCATGTCCACGACCGGGGTGCGGGCACCGTCATGCGCGCCTACTTGTTGCTGGGAGGAAAACCGTGACCGACTACCGCGCGCAGGCGATCAAGTGGGCGGGAGCGGAGCGGGCGGCGATGGTCGACGCGATCGCGCCGTTCCTGCACCACAACGAGTCGCTGCACATGCACGAGGACATCGGCGAGAGCTGCTGCGCGTACTGCTGGCTGCGCGCCGGCAAGGCGGTGATGGCGCTCGCCGCGGCCGGGCTGCTGCCGGGTGCTCAGGCGGCCGGTCGATGACCGAGGTCTGGGAACTGGGCGCGTTGGACTCCAAGGTCGACTGGGAGGGCGGTGTGCTGGAGGCGATCGAGTACGGCATCAAGCCCGAGGAGGTTCCCGAGGGCGAGCTGCGTGAGTTGTGGGCGAAGGCGTGCGCGCTGCACGCCGAGCTGGAGCCGGTGCTGGAGCGCATCGGCGAGATCCTGGAAGAGGGCCGCACGTGAGCCGCCTCTACTTCTCCTCCCCGTCCGGCGAGGCCGGGGTGAGCGGAGCCGAGTGGCACTGGCTGCGCCGGCTGGCGCAGCGGCCCGGTGAAGCGGCCTGGGATCTGGACGACTTCGACCGCGCGACCCAGATCATGGCGCTGCTGGCACCTGACCGGGAGACGCAGCACCTGTTCAACGAGTTCGAGAAGGCCGCGGCGGTCGAGCGGCGCAACAAGGAGTTGTGGTCCGAGTGGGAGAGGATGCCGAAGCCGCGTCCTCACCCGTCGACCGACTACGAGCCGCAGCACCGGTTCGTCCAGCACCTGCGCACCTCGCTGCGCGTGAACAGCCACCCGATGCGCGTCGGCGGGATCGAACTGCGCAGCGCGAACGTGGAGCTGAACACCGCGCTGGTCGCGGGTAGCGACCTGGTCCGGCTCGCGGCCAAGCTGTCGATGTGGGCCGACCGCTTTCCCTTCGTCGAGGGAGCGGACCGCGCGTGGCTGGCCGACCTGATCGAGCAGGGCCTCAAGTCGGGGATGTACCGGCGCTCGCTGAACGGCCACGACATCGGCTGGCCGGGCGTCGTCGAACTCCTTCGCTCCCGCGACGACGAACCGGTGGTCGTGCACTACTCGGTCGAGGACTCGTTTCCGAGCCGCAGCGTCGCCGACTGGGCGCCGCCCGAGATGCCGGAGGGCTGGGCGCCGGACTGGGCGACTGATCGCTCCGACGCGGGCGAGTGGGCGTCCATGCCCGATGATCAGCGGCGCGCGTACTGGGGCGAGCACGTGAGCGACCTCTGGTATGAACTGCCGCTGGCCGAGCGCTGGGAGCGGTCGCTGGCCGGCCTGCGCGAGAAGCGCCCGTGGATCCGGCTGTACCCGGACCTGGCGCACTACACCTTCCATCTCGGGGTGAACGTCTACGACCTGTTCGCTCCGGACCGAGACGAGCGCGTGCGAGCCGCCGCGCAAGAAGAAGAGGACTGACCGTGGGAGTGAGCACAAACGCTTACCTGTTCTACGGGTACTGCTGGCAGGACGAGGATTACGACTTTGAGACCGACATCGACGAGGTCGTCAAGGCGATGCTGGTCGGTCGCGGTATGACGGATCCGTGGAAGGAGCACTACGTCGGCGAACAGCCGTACGAGAACTACAAGGCGTGGGCCGCGACACCGCAGGGAAGTGTCGAGGAAGCCGCCTGGTATGCAGCGCAGGAGGAGGCGAAGGCCGAACTCGGCGTTGACTGGGGTAGCCACTGCTCGAATGACTACTCGATCCCTTACCTGCACATCCCGCAAAGCCAGACGACCGCATACCGCGGTACGGCGCAGCCGATCACCGAGGACCTGAGCGTCGATCCGAAATGGAGAGAGAGGCTGGACACGTTCCTCTCTTCCCAGAACATCGAGCCGCCCGAGGGCGAGAACCAGCCGGGTTGGTGGCTTGCCTCGTACTGGGGCTGACGTTGGGCACGTTATGCCAGGACAAGATCAGGTACCGCGACCGTATCGGCGCGCAACTCGCGCTGTTGCGGATCCAGCGCAAAGCTGAGCGTAAGAAAAGGAAGAAGGCTCCGACCCGGGTCTACGAGTGCCAGGTCTGCAAGGGTTGGCACACGACGTCTCAGGAACAGAAAACGCCGAAGACCAGCTAGTCTTCTGCCACACCCCGGTCATCGTGGTGGTCGACTAACAGAGGCCCGCTGAGAAGCGGGCCTCTGCGCTTTACGCGTCCAGGTCGACGGGCGGAAGGGTCTGGTACCCGATGACCTCGCGCTCCGGGAGCACGGCCTCGGAGTAGACGATGACCCCGTCCTCGTCCCACCAGCGCGAGACGTGCCCTATCACCGGGGAGTCGGCGGCGACGAACAGCTGGGACGCCTCCCGGGCGCTGGCGCGGCGGGCGTGCATGTCGTCCCGGGCCGAGGTGACCGAGCGGTTCGAGGCCTTGAGGTACAGCGCGGTGGCGTGGTTGACGGTCGACGGGTTGGTCTGGGCGAGCGTCGGGCACAGCGCCGCGGCCTCGGCCGGGTACCAGTCGACCACCAGCATCAGGCGCTTGAGGCTGCGCCCGACCACGTATTCGCGCCGCAGCACGCGGGCGGAGGACGGGTCCAGGTCGAACAGGTCCGCGACGTACGCGGGCGGCGCGACGACCTCGGCCGAGTTGACGAACGCGCTCTCGCCCTCCACCAGGTAGGGCAGGTTGCGCCGCACCCGGGAGAGTCGGTCGAGCCCGACGAGGGTGAGCTGGTGCTCGTCGCTGACGTATACGCCGCGCGGGGTGACGCGCACCAGTCCCTCCACCTGCAGCGCGGCGTAGGCCTTGCCCGCGGTCGCGACGGCGACGCCGTGGCGGGCCGCCAGTTCCTCGACGGTGAGCAGCCGCTCGTTGGGGCTCAGTCCGTTCTCGCGGCCGCCTTCGAGGATGCGCGTGCGGATGTCGTCGACGATCTCGGTGTACTTCGCGGCGCGCGGCATGCTGTCACCTCTTGCGTGGGGAAACTAGTTTGCTCTACGGTGAAACTAGGTTGCTCTCACAGACTAGGGGATGCGCATGGACGCGCTCAAACCGCTCGACGTGGAGTCGTGGATCGATCAGGGCCGGGCCGTCGTGGTGGTGGGCGGCGATTTGGACACGCGCTCCGCCCCCCGGCTGCGCGCCGAGTTGGAGCAGCTGCAGCCGCCGGCCCGCTACCGGGTGGTCCTGGACCTGCGGAACCTGACGTTCATCGACGAGACCGGGATCGGCGTGCTGATCGGTGCGGCCAACCGGGCGAGGGCCGGCCGCGGCAGGACGGTGGTCGTCGCTCCCCGCGACGGCGTCGCGCGCCGGCTGTCGATCATGGGCCTGGCCGCGGTGCTGCCGCAGGTGGGCAGTCTCGACGAGGCGTTCGCCGTCCTGTCCTCAGCGCTTCCCTTGACAGATAGTCACACGAACGAGAAGATGTGACTATCAGTCAAACATTGAAGGGGAGACGGCGATGGCGGAGCAGCAGTACATGGCGAAGGTGATCGACGGCGCGACCCGCGGCCCGGTCGAGAAGTGGTTCGAGACCCGGATGGACCGGGCGCTCTGGCTGCTGGAGAACGGCTACAGCTCGATGCGGGTCCTGAGTTTCTCCGACCCCGAGAGCGACGCGCGGCCGAGCGTCTTCGACGTCGACCAGGTGCAGAGCCCGATCGATGTGTTCTACCTGCGCCGCCGGAACACCGCCGACAGCGGCATGACGTTGAACTGCCAGCCCGACCCGCGTTGGCCGTCGCCTGAGCGGCACGAGTCCTGCCACGGCTGGGTTGCTCCCCTGAACAAGATCGGCCACGCGTGCAACTGCGACTGCCACCTGAACGGCAACGCCCCATGGTCGTACAACGCGGACCTGGAGCGTGTGAAGAGCCTGACCATTACGCGCTGAGCGCTTCGACGATCGACGCGGTCACGACCCGGACGGTGGAGCCGACCTTCAGCGTCCGGGCCGGGAAGTGCCCGGTGCGGGCCAGCTCATAAGCGTGGGAGCGGCTGATGCCGAAGGCCTCCGCTGCCCGCTCGATCGAGACGGCGGCCGGCCAGGAGCGGATCTCGTCCAGGGTGTAGCTCACAGGTCCTCGCATTCTCCGTAGACCGCATCAGTCTGGACAGTGGCGTGACTATCTGTCAAGGTAAGGCCGGAAGGGAGGCCCGGTGGCCAAGGAGGAGCCGATCCGCAGGATCCTGCTCGCGGACGGCAAGACGAAGCGGTACCGCCTCGTCGTCGACATCGGCGACGACCCGGTCACCGGCAAGCGGCGGCAGTTCACGGGCACCTACACCAAGCTCAAGGACGCCAAGGCCGAACTCGCGCGCATCCGGCACGAGCGCAACACCGGCACCTTCGTGCGGCCGGACAAGGAGCGCACCTTGAACGACGAGCTCGACGACTACCTCGCCGGGCTGCGCGGGAAGGAGGAGGCGACGCTGGCCAGCTACCGCCACGCGGTCAAGCCGGCCCGTGCGTTCATGGGAGAGCGCCGGCTGCAGGAACTGGAGAAGAAGGACTTCGACGAGTTCGTCGAGTGGATGTCGACGCAGGGACGCGCCCGCTCCACCTCCCCCCGCTACGGCAAGGGCCACGGACCGCGGGGCGTGCAGCTGACACTCAGCCGCCTGCAGGCCGCGCTGGACATCGCGGTGGCCGAGAAGCGGATCGCGTACAACCCGGTACGGCTGGTGGAGCGGCCGAAGAAGGTGAAACCCGAGCACGAGCTGTGGACCGACGCGGAGGAGGAGCGGTTCTTCGCCCACGTGGCCGGGGACCGCCTGGTCGCCGTGATCGAGTTGTTCGCCCGAGGCCTGCGTCCCGAGGAGCTGTGCGGCATCCGCTGGGGCGACATCGACCCGGCGCAGCGCACCGCGCACACCGGCCTGCACGTGCGCACCGAGGTCGACGGCAGGCCGGTGGAGAAGCGGGCGAAGACGAAGGCGGGAGAGCGTGTCCTGCCGCTCGACGACGCACTGGTCAGGGCGTTGGAGGACTGGCGCCTGACCCAGCTGGCCGAGCGGCGCCGGGCGCTCTCGGCGTACCGGGACGGGGACTACGTCCTGTGCGATGAGACGGGTCGTCCCTTCCAGCCCAATTCCCTGCGCCGGTACATGCACAGGTTGATGGAGGCGGCAGGGGTCCGGCGCGTGACGCCGTATGAGGCGATGCGCCATGCGGCGGGCAGCCGGATGTCGCGGGCCGGGGTGGCGCCGCAGGTGATCGCGGCGTGGATGGGCCACACCAATCCGTCGTTCACGGCGGACAACTACATGCACGCGCGGCCGCAGGACCTGGCCGCAGCGAGGGACGCGCTGGAGCGCGGCAAGCGAGAACAGGGGAGGGAGAACGGTGAGCGAGTGGGCGAAAGCAGTGGCCAGAGCGTTAGCGGCGGTGAACCGCGACGCGGAGGCGGACGACGCGGAAAAGTTGCTGGAGCGCGCCGCCGCGCGGTTGGTGGAGGAAGCGCGGAAGGACCGGCGCAGTGATGACTGACAAACCGTTCGACCCGCAGGCCTTCCGCGAGAGCCTGGAGGCAGCGGCCGGCCCGCTGAGGCGCGTGGCCGCGGTCACCTCGCAGATCGGTCTGTCGAAGATTCCCGCTGATGCGGCGTGTTGTTGCCACTGCCCTGTGTATGAACCGCATGAGTGCGAGGGTTGGCGTGCGGAGGGGTTGGTGCGCGAAGTGCCCTCGGGCCGGGTCTTCGGGCGTCAGCCGCCGCCCGTACAGGTGCCGGTATGCCGGTCCTGTCACGGCGTGGCGGTGCGGGACGCGTGAATGTGTTCTCTCAGGGGTGGGAGGAAGCGGTGCACCGTCGCGAAGACCGGTTGATGAGCTACGCAGTGGGCGTGCTCGTCGTACTCGTTCTGGCGCTGATCGGTTTCACGGTCGCGTACGTTCTGAGCGCGGGTTAAGGAGGCTACTGCGCGAGATGCGCGAGGAATAGCAAGATCGAAAAGTATTCTGTGACAAAACGTGAGAGGAAGATCGTGAAAGCAGCGCGGACGGGGAGCGAGCCGACCACCGGTCGACGCCTCCCGCCTGCGCGGACTGCGAGGGTCCGCTCCTCTCGCCAGGATCGCGGATCATGGTCGGTCTTGATCCAGCGTCAAGCACGGATCATCCGTGTCCTATTTGTATGCATTTCAATGTCCGCTGATCACGATCGATGTCCGGTGATGTGCGGTCGGATTTTTCCAGTCCGTGAGAGCGTATGTGAGAAAGGCTGTTGATATGGAGGGCTCGCGGAGCCGAAACGACGCCGCCGTCTACACGGGTCCGGGCGTGCCGAGGATCTTCGAAGACGCATACGTCGTCAACGCGGACGGTACGCTGAAGATCCTGCGGTGGTCGACCCGCCACGAACCGAAGCGCCATCCGATCGCCGAGTACGCGCCCGGCTGCTGGGAGCACTACGAGCACCAGGGCGAGCAGGGCGACGAGGTGGCCGAGCAGCCGAAACCGGCCGAGGCGGCTCGGGCGGCGCCGCGCAAGGCCCGTGCCTCGGTGCGCGACGTCGTCGAGCATCACGACGGTTCCCGGTGGTGGACACCCGACGACGGGCCGGATCCCGAACCGGAGATGAGTCCGGCCGAGCGGGAGGCGCAGATCCGCAGCCGTGAGCCGGGGGTGCCGGAGAACCTGCAGGCCGCCGCGCTGCGTCCCGCCCTTCCCCCGAGCGACTTCGCCGTGCCGACGCACCGGCTGCCGCAGCGCGAGCCGGCGCAGGCCTCGGATAAGACGCAGCTGTTGCCCGTGGTGCAGGACGACTCTCGCCAGTCGCCTGCGCCGGCTCGGCGGCGCGGTCGCACACGCGGATCCTGGCCGCGCAGCGGCACCGGTTCCCTGGCGCTGGCCGTGGTCGCGGCGCTCAGCGTTCTTGCATCCGTCCACTGAGTATTGACAAATAGTCACACCCCTGCCTACGCTTGTCCATGGCGGAATCTTCATCGGTTACCGCCGGTAGGCCATGGCCCGGACGGTTCGGAGACTGACCCCTTCCGACACCGAGGCACAAGCAGAACCGCACAGCTCTCAAGCGGGTTCGACTCCCGCTGTGGCCACGCAGACACTCAACGAATCAAGGATTTGCGATGACTCGCGCTCTACGGTTGAGGAAATACCAGGAACAGGCGGTGGAGGCCGTCGAAAAGGCGTGGGCCGACGGCATGCTGCGGCCGGCCATCGTCATGGCCACCGGATTGGGCAAGACGCGCACCTTCACCGAGCTCGCGCACGTCGAGGCGTCGCGCGGCGGCAAGGCGCTGATCCTCGTGCACCGCGACGAGCTGGCGCAGCAGACGCTGGCCACCGTCAAGGCCTTCGACCCGTCTCTGTCCGTCGGCCTGGTCAAGGCACAACACCGGGAAGTGGACGCACAGGTCGTCGTCGGTTCGGTGCAGACCCTCGCCCGGGAGAAGCGGCGCGACGAGCTGGAAGACGTCTCGCTCGTCATCGTGGACGAGGCGCACCACGCCGCGGCGCGCTCGTACCTTGACGTGCTGGAGCACTACGGGTGCTTCCGGGACACCCGGGCGCTCGGGGTGACCGCGACCATGTCGCGCTCCGACGACCGGGGCCTGGGCGACGTGTGGCAGGACGTCGTGTTCAAGCGCGACATCCTGTTCGGGATCCGCGACGGTTACCTGGTCGACGTGCGCGGCGTGGCGGTCGAGGTCGACGGCCTGGACCTCGCCTCGGTCGCTAAGACCCGCGGCGACTACCAGGACGGCGCGCTCGGCGACGCGATGCTCGCGTGCGACGCCGCCACGGTGGTCGCGCAGGCGTACAAGGAGAACGCCGCCGACCGCCAGGGTGTGCTGTTCGCCCCGACCGTCGCCACGGCGGATGCCTTCGCCCAGGCGCTGACCGCCGCCGGCATCCCGGCCGAGTGCGTGACCGGCGCGACCTCGCTGGAGGACCGCGCACTGATCTACAAGCGCGTCCGCTCCGGCGAAACACAGGTGCTGTCCAACTGCATGGTGCTGACCGAGGGCTTCGACATGCCGCAGCTCTCCTGCGGTGTGATCGCCCGGCCCACCCAGTCGCAGGCTCTGTACATCCAGATGGCCGGCCGGGTGCTGCGCACCCACCCGGGCAAGAAGGACGCGCTGCTGCTCGACGTCGTGGGCGTCAGCGCGCGCATGGGCCTGCGCTCGATCGTCGACCTGACCGAGACCGGCGTGAAGCTGGGCGACGGTGAGTCGCTGGCCGAGGCGATCGAGCGGGAGGCGGCCGAGCGCAGGGACTACGAGACGTCGACCGCGATAAGGCTGCAGAGCCTCGCGACCCGTGAGATCGACCTCTTCCAGCAGTCCCACGCCGCGTGGCTGCAGACCGCCAAGGGCGTCTGGTTCGTCCCGACGCGCGAGCACACCTACTTCCTCTGGCCGGACGGCGACGAGGGCAACTTCAAGATCGGAAAGTGCGGCGTCTACTCGGCCCGCGGCGGCGAGTGGCTGATGGACGGACTGTCCCTCGACCTCGCGATGTCCTGGGCCGAGCAGTTCGCCGAGGAGGAGGACCCTATGGTCGCCTCCCGCAACGCCAGCTGGCGCACGAAGAAGGCCAGGCCCTCGGAGGCGCAGGTCGCGATCGCGGTCCGTATCGGCATCGGCTACGACGGCCTGTCAAAGAACGAGTTATCGAATCGGATCTCGACGTACTACGCCAGCAAGATCCTTGACCGAGCCGTTTCGTAGAGCCTGAGAAAGGACACTGATGACCGATCCGTTCACCGCAGCCGAGGGCCAGAAGGCCGCCGACCCGTTCGAGCCGAAAAGGGACCGCTACGGAAGATATCTTCTTCCACCCCTGACAAACCCGAAGGGGAAGGAGAGCCCGTACACGCGGGCCACCACTTTCGCCAAGTCGATCAGCGACACCTTCGCCCTCTCCCAGTGGGGCGACCGGATGGTCGCCAAGGGCCTGACGCTGCGTCCGGACCTGTACGCGCTGGCGGCCTCCACGCCGCTGGAGGACAAGGACAAGCTCAACCAGATCGCCGAGGACGCGAAGACCGCGGCCGGGTCGAAGTCGCGCGCCGGCCTGGGCACCGCGCTGCACGCGTTCACCGAGCAGATCGACCGCGGTGAGACGCCGAGTGTGCCCGAGCCCTGGGACAAGGACGTCGTCGCCTATCAGCAGGCCGTCGTCGAGGCCGGGCTCACGTACGACCCCGCACACATCGAACGGATCGTCGTGATCAAGCAGTTCGAGGTCGCGGGCACCTTCGACCGGATCACCTGTCTGGCCAAGCCGCTGGTGATGGAACGTCCGGGCCGCGAGGCGCTGCACCTGCCCGCGGGCACGTGGCTGGTCGCGGACCTGAAGACCGGACGGGATCTGCAGTACGGCTGGAACGAGATCGCGATCCAGCTGGCGCTGTACGCGCACGCCGACGGGATCTGGAACGGCGCGCAGCAGTGCTGGGAGGCGATGCCGCCCGTGGACCGGCGCACCGCGCTGGTCATCCACCTCCCGGTCGGGGAGGCGAAGGCGACGCTGTACGCGGTGGACATCGAGGCCGGCTGGGAGGCCGCCGCGATGTGCGAGCAGGTGCGCGCGTGGCGCAAGCGCCGCGCGCTGGCCGGATCGGTCGCGATCGGCGGTCCCGGTCAGGCTGCGGCACCCGTGGCCGAGCCGACGTACAGGGACCTGATCTCGGCGGCGCGCAGCAAGCAGGACCTGTCCGAGGTGTGGCGTAAGGCCACCGCGGCAGGCGAATGGACTTCCGAGCTGGAACGGCTCGGCAAGCAGCGACAGGCGGAACTGGCGCTGGTGTGAAACCGGGCGATATCGTTGTGAATCGCCCAGTATGTCAAGCAGTTTACATACCTATACGCATTAACGAGACACAAAAGGAGACCAGCATGACCGCAGTCGCCGACCCGTTCGCCGCCCCGTCCGCCGGGGTGAAGATCACGGAGTTCAAGGGCTGCCTGCTCCTGTTCACGCCGCTGGCCTACGTCACCGACATCGAGACCAAGTTCGGCAAGACCGACGCGGTCGAGTCGGACGTCGTGGTCCTCGACGGCAAGGACAAGGGCGAGCGGATCGACAACGTCCGCATCTTCCAGGCGAACCTCGTGGGCGCCCTCAAGCACCGCATCGGGAAGACCCCCGGCATGGTGCTCGGTCGCCTCGGCACCGTCCCGAACAAGAAGGACGCGGAGGGCAAGCCGGTGTGGGTGCTGGAGCAGCCCACCGAGCAGGACAAGCAGGCCGCCCGCGACTACCTCGCCAAGGCGACCGCCCCGAAGGACCCGTTCGCCTGATCGGCGAGCGGAGCGCTACAGCTGCATGAGACGCCCCGGCCTAAGTCAAGTAGGCCGGGGCGCCGCATCCGATCCAAACCGTCCTTCGCCCGCCGTGCAAGCACCCGGGCCCGCGTGATGCGAGGTGGCTGTGTCAACGGGTGAGATCGAGCCAGGCTGGGACGCCCTGCCGATCGCCCCCGAACACGCCGCGTACCTGGACGGACACGGCATCGAGTCCTCGGTCGCCGCACAGCACGGCCTGCGCAGCATCACCGACGTCGACCAACTCCCCGAAGAGTTCGCGCACCACGGCCAGGACGCGCTTCCCGCCCTGCTCTACCCCTGGACCGAGCCGGACGGCACCGTGCGCCGGCAACTGCGCGTCCCGGATCAGCGGATCAAGGACGGCTCCGGTCGGTGGGCGAAATACCTATGGGGGAAGGACGCCGCGGCCAAGCTCTGGGCCGCCCGGCCGGTCGACGGCGCGTCCCGGATGCTGATCGTGGAAGGTACCAAGCAGACGCTCGCCGCCGCCTCCCACGCCCCGGCCGACACGGCGGTCTACGGCATCGGCGGCTGCCGGATGTGGTCGCAGGACGGCGTGCCGACCCCGCACCTGGCCGTGGCCGAAGGCCTCGACGTTTTCGTCATCCTCGACGCGGACGCGGCGACCAATCTTGAGGTCTACAACGCCGGCATCTCGCTGCTCGGCGCGCTGACCGACCAGGGCGCGGCCAGCGTGCGGTTCGTGCGCCTGTCGGCCGGGAAGAAGGCAGGCCTCGACGACGTGCTCGGCGCGCAGCCGCGCGAGCGGCGCGCTGCGATGCTCGCCAACATGATCGACAAGACGGTCAAGGCCGGGGTGAAGGCGACCCGTCCCGCCGACACCAAGCCGAAGGCGCAGCGCCGGTCCTCCGCTCCCCTCTCCCAGGACGACGGACGCCCGGTCCTGGTCGTCAACGGCGACAAGCTCAAGGTCATCACACAGCTGACAACGGCCCTGAAAGAGCGCTGGTCCGGCGACACGTTGTTCAACTACGG